TTGAATATAACTCAGGCGAGCAAGCAACATATATTGCCCAACCGCCTGAGTGGGCTAAGTGGGAGAAATCAACTGGCAACACCATAAGCCAAGCAAAAGAAAAACTAGGCATGTGGGATTTAATGTTTTTAGCATATAACGCTCATAAGCGCGAAGCTGCTGGAAAACCAGTTAAACCATTTGAGGCTTGGATGGAAACAGTCAGCGATGTAATAGTCGGTGATGCAGACCCAAAAGCCACCCCGCAGGAAGCCTAAACAGATTATTGGTTGAATTAGCAATTGCTACTCAAATACCAATGAGTGAATGGGTTGATGCAGAGGACATTTTAACAGCGATCGAAGTATTGGAGGCGAGGTATGGCAAGTGAAACTATCGCCTATGATAAAAAAGATTTGCGTGATATCTACAAGGCTTTCAAACTTATGGATGATCAGGCTACTGAGGAAGCAAGAGCGCAATCTGCTGCTTTGGCGTATTTTGCATCTGAGGAAATTAAGCAAGCAGCTAGACAAAGAACAAAGGCTGGCAAAGTTGCGCAAAGAGTCGCGGATGGCGTTAGCATCTCTAAATCGAGCAAGATCGGTGAGTTCAGTTATGGATTCGCCAGACAAAAGTTTTCAGGTGGTGCTACTACACAAACCCTATGGGGTGGCATTGAGTTTGGTTCAAATAAATTCAAACAGTTTCCTAGTTATTCGGGAAGGCAAGGTCGTGGATCTCGCGGATGGTTCATTTATCCAACCCTTCGCAGAATTCAGCCTGAATTGATTAACAAATGGGAACAAAGTTTTGATCGCATTATTAAGGAATGGGTCTAATGGCAACTGGTAATCGCACACTCAAACTCTCGATCCTTGCCGATGTTGATGATCTTAAAAAGAAACTTGGCGAAGCTGATAAAGCGGTTGAGGATAACTCAAATAAGATTGGTGAGTTTGGAAAGAAGGCTGCTGCTGCATTTGCGGTCGCTGCTGCTGCTGCCGTTGCTTATGGCACTAAATTAGCCATTGATGGGGTCAAAGCAGCCATTGAGGATGAGCAGGCACAGTTAAGGTTAGCCAATGCTTTAAGAACCGCCACAGGGGCTACTGATGCCCAAATAAAGGCTACTGAGGACATGATCCTTAAGACATCCCTAGCCACAGGCGTTGCAGATGAACAACTTCGTCCAGCCTTACAAAGATTGGCCGTTTCAACAAAAGATACTGAGGAAGCCCAAAAGTTATTAAGCCTTGCTTTAGATATTTCAAAAGGATCTGGAAAAGATTTAGAAACTGTCGCAAATGCTTTAGGTAAAGCCCACGATGGACAATCAACCGCACTTGGTAGATTGGGACTTGGTTTATCAGCTGCCGAACTCAAAACAATGTCTTTCACCGAAGTTCAAACAAGATTATCAGATCTTTATGGTGGCGCAGCTTCTGCAAACGCTGAAACATTTCAAGGCAAGATCGATCGCTTAAAAGTTGGCTTTGATGAGGCTAAAGAAAGTCTTGGCGTTGCTTTATTGCCACAGGTTGAAAAGTTTATTACATTCTTAAACGATACTGGCATTCCAACATTAAACGCATTTATTGCAGGATTAACTGGCGATGAAGGATTAAGCGCATCGTTAGAACAAAGCCAAAGAGGTGCTGAAAACTTTGGAAAAGCAATTGCTGCCGTTGCAGGAATAATCTCAGGATTTATCACATTCATCAGAGAAGCAATTGGCTTATTGGTTGAGTTTGCTAATCAAGCAATTCGAGTTATTAACATTGTTAAACCTGGTGCAGATATTGCATATATTCCAAATCCATCAAAAACTACTGGAATGCTTCGAAATTCAGTTCCATCAGTTCCTCAATCTAGTAATGGATCAAACTTCAATTATAATTCAGGAAATCCAAGCGTCAATAACATTACGATCAATACTTTGGATAGTGAGAGCGCAGCTAGAGCTGTGGCTAAGGTGCTTAATGATAGTGCAGCAAGATCCGTTCCTTCTTTGAGTGGCACAAGCGTCAAAGGTAATTAATGACTGTCTTTACGCCTCAATGGAAATTAACAGTCGCTGGAACTGATTACACAAACATCGCAATAAGCGACATTACTCATCAGGCTGGTCGGACTGATATTTATTCTCAACCATCCCCTTCTTATATGCAGATCACCCTAGTCGCTCTATCAGGTCAAACTTTGCCATTTGCAATAAATGATAGTTTTGCTTTACAGGTCAAAAACAGTTCAGGAACTTATGTTAATCTCTTTGGTGGAGATATTACCGATTTAACTGTTGAGGTTGGTGCATTTGGCAATATAGCCAAAGTTGCTAATTACACAATCCTCGCGATGGGAACTTTGGTCAAACTTGCCAAAGAAATCTATAACAGCACAATCTCGCAAGATGAGGATGGCAATCAAATTTATGCTTTGCTATCTAGCGTATTGCTAGGAACTTGGGCTGATGTTCCAGCAGCTTCAACTTGGGCAACATATTCTGCAACTGAAACTTGGGCTAATGCTCAAAATCTAGGACTTGGTGAGATTGATACGCCCGGACTTTACACAATGGAAAACCGAGCAGCATCCCCTGACACCATCTACAATATAGGTTCATTAATAGCCAATTCAGCCTTTGGATATTTGTATGAGGATAATCAAGGAAATGTTGGTTATGCAGATGCTGACCATAGACAGAATTATCTATTGACCAATGGTTATGTTGATCTTGATGCTAACCACGCTTTAGGTTCAGGATTATCAACTATCACTCGATCAGGTGATATTCGAAACGATATTTATATCAATTACGGCAATAATTTTGGATCTCAGAAAACTGCTTCAAGTGCAACTTCAATTGCAACTTATGGCTACAAATCCGAAAGCATCAATTCGGTGCTTCATTCAGCTACCGATGCTCAAGCTGTGGCAGATCGATATATTGCACAAAGAGCCTTCCCGCAACCAGTATTCCAAAGCATCACTTTTCCAATAACCAATTCTGAAATTGACAATTCAGATAGAGATGCTTTATTGGGTGTATTTATAGGTCAGCCGTTAAATATCACAAACCTACCTGCTCAAATTTCAGGTGGAGAATTTGAAGGTTATGTTGAAGGATGGCGTTGGAGCACTAGATTTAACGAACTATTCCTAACAATAAATCTTTCACCAGTTGCGTTCAGCCAAGTCGCTATGCGATGGAATACTGTGCCTATTGGTGAGGCTTGGAACACAATTAGCACAACTTTGACATGGGAATACGCTACAATCGTAGCCTGAGATAAAGGACAATATGGCAACCACTACTAACTATGGCTGGACAACACCAGACGACACCGCGCTGGTCAAAGATGGCGCAAGTGCTATCCGCACACTTGGATCATCTGTTGATACAACAGTTAAAGCATTAAATCCCGGAACTACCGCTGGAGATTTAGATTATTACACAGCTGCCACAACTAAGGCTCGTATTGCTAAGGGAACTGCTGGTCAAGTATTTACAATGAACTCTGGTGCAACTGCTCCTGAGTGGCAAACTGCTTCAAGTGGTGGTATTACCTTAATTAGCACAACTACTTTATCTGGTGCAACAACAACTCTTTCATCAATTCCACAAACATACAACTCTTTAATGCTTGTGATTACAGGTTTTACTGGCAATACTGCTGACAACCAAGTGAGAGTTTTGCCAAACAATGTTAATAATTTGTGTAATTATCAAAGAGCCGCTGCTGGTGCGATAGGAAGCGTATCTAATGGAACAATTTTTTTACATGGATCAACTGAGCCTGAACGAACTAATGCCAATAATTCTTTTGTTATACAGTTTAATAACTATACATCTACAACAGCATTCAAGCCTTTTGATTATTATGGTTTTTATGTTGCAACTGGCGCAGTAGATACTTCAGTAAATGCTGGTGGAGCATTCAGATCAACCACAGCCATTTCATCAATTGTTTTTGATAGAGGCGGAACGAATACTTTTGCAGGCGGAACAGTCCTGCTTTACGGAGTAAAATAATGGCTAAATCAACACGACCAATAGTAAGAATTCACAATGTTGAAACCGATGAAGTTATTGATCGGGAAATAAATGATGCTGAGTTTGCTCAATATCAAGCAGATCAAGCAGCACAGGCAATTGCTAAAGCAGAAGCACAAGTTAAAGAAAACGCTAAAACAGCAATCCTTGATCGCATTGGTTTAACTGCTGATGAACTTAAAACGATACTTGGCTAATGAAGGCTTGGTTATCTAAAGCTGCTGTTCAGTTAAGAGAGCAAACTGATGACTGCTTCCCTGACCGGGATCGTAAAAGTGATGGATGGATTGCTTCTGTATCACACTTATCAAGAGCCCCAAAGTCGGATCACAACCCTGATGAAAAAACAGGATGTGTCAGAGGATTGGATATTTCTGCTGGGCTTTCTGACGATAAACGGGTTTCAGCATATTTGGCAGATCAAATTAGATTATATGGGAAATCTCAAGGGCGCATCAGTTATGTAATTTTTGAGGAGAAAATTGCATCTCCTTTACTTGGTTGGAAATGGCGTAAATACAAAGGTATCAATAAGCACAATCATCATATTCATATCAGTTTCAAAAAAGATCAAGATAATAATTCAGAGTTCTTTGATATCCCACTACTAGGAGGCAAGTCATGAAACTAACCAAAAAACATAAAGCAGCAATCAAGTCATATTTGAGAGCTGTTGCAGCTTCTGGAATAACTGTGGCTCTTGCCATCGTGGGAGATATAAAGCCTGAATACGCAATTCTGCTTGGTTCTTTAATCGCTCCACTAATCAAAGCCATTGATCCTACTTCTGCAAAAGAGGTTGATTATGGTATTGATGCCAAATGACTCCAAACGATTGGGTCGCTATCGCCGTTGGGGGTTGCGCAATCGCAAGCAGTTTATTGCTGGCTCTGCGTTGGGTTATTAAATCCTATCTAGCTGAACTCAAGCCAAATGGCGGAGCATCAATTAAAGATCAAATTAATCGACTTGAGAAGCGTGTCGATGATCTCTTTGTCTTAATCAGTAAGTCATAATTTTAATTATGGCGAACACTCGAAAACCTATCAAACGCAAAAAGATCAATCGTCGCGTCGTTCGCCAATCTCCTGAGCCATTAACAAAGATTGATCAACATTACATGGCTTTACACGAATGCTATAAAGCAGCTAGAAAAGCAGGATTTACGCCTGAACACGCTTTTTGGCTTATGACTGAACACAAAACTTTCCCTGATTGGATCGTAGGTGATGGAGGAATTATTCCTTCCATAGATCCAACTGACGATGAGGATGACGATTAAGCGCATAGCGTTTGTGAGTGACCTGCAAGTTCCTTTTTTTGATGAGAAAGCCACAAAATCTGTTGGCCGTTTTTTGGCCAAATGGAAACCCCATCGCACTATTTGCATTGGTGATGAAATTGATTTACCACAGCTAGGCGGTTTTAATGCTGGAACTATTGATGAGATGGTGGGCAACATTCATGAGGATCGATTACTTACTCAACAAGTATTAACCTATTTAGGTGTGACTGATGTTCTTGGGTCTAATCATGGAATTAGGCTTTACCGATCAATAAAGAAACGACTGCCCAGCTTCTTAAATTTGCCAGAGATGCAATACGAAAAGTTTTTAGGTTATGACAAACTAGGCATCAAATTTCATCCTTACGGATTAGATTGGGCTCCTGGCTGGACTGCTGTTCATGGTGATGCTTTTCCACTCTCACAAGTTCCAGGTCAAACGGCGTTAAACGGGGCTAGAAGGCTTGGAAAAAGCGTCGTATGTGGTCACACCCATAGATTAGGGGTTTCGGCCTTTACAGAGGCTTCTAGAGGCCATTTAGGGCGTACTGTGTGGGGCGTTGAGGTTGGCAATTTGGTCGATCTTAGTAGTTCAGGCATGGCATATACGAGGGGTTATGCAAACTGGCAAACTGGCTTTGTTGTTGCTTATGTCAAAGATCGTAAAGTGCAGGTTATCCCTATTCCAATCAACGCAGACGGCAGCTTCATCTTTGAAGGCAAGGTTTATGGAGTGTGAAACAGACTATCAGCCACGCACGATTGATGATCATATCGATGCAGTTGAGGCTCTTGGCTTTATCTAATTGTTATAAAACACGCCGAAAGTAATTAACCACGCTTCCTTGATTTAGGTCATACTTTGTGTATTCACAGATCGCCTGTGGATATGTAAGGGAGCAACATGACACTAAAAGAAGCTGGTCTATTGTGGGTCGCATCGATGGTCTTAATCATCTGGGCTTACTCAATACACACAAACGCAAAGCAAACTCACTATTGGCGTGGGAGGAAAGACGGGTTTGATCTTCATCGCAGAATGATGGATACAAAAGCCAAGTCAGACGAAGTATTTGATTATGACAAAAACTGAAACTCTGTTTGATGAAGTCATTACTACGATCCAACAGCGCGGAAGCGTTTATGGACATCCGTATTACAACCACAAACGAATTGCGGGCTTATGGTCTGCTTATCTCGACTTCCCAATTACACCACACCAAGCTGCATTATGTATGGCGTTGGTCAAGGTTTCTAGGCTTAGTGAAACCCCAGATCATTACGACAGTATCAAAGACTTTATTGCCTATGGATCTGTCTATAAAACTGTGCTTGATGCAGTCCAAGACGAAAACTGGGAGGACTAACAATGGCTTTTAATCTTGAGGATTATGAGGATGTGGCTACTCTGAACAAATGGTTTATTCAAAACTTTCCGCTTGGTAGATCAGATATATCAGTCATTAGCCATGATCCTGAGAAAGGTTACATTTTGGTTCAGGCTACCTTATGGCGAGATGCAAAAGATGCTGCACCAGCCGTTTCTAACATTGCATTTGGATCTAGGGAAACTTACATTCCAAATATGAAAAAGTTTTATTGCGAGGATACAGCTACATCCAGTTTGGGTCGCGCAATAATCTTGCTAAAAGGATCTGATAAAACTGCAACTAAAGATGATATGAGAAAGGTTGAGAATGCACCGGTCAGAAATCTCTATGGTAAATCTGGTAATTCACAAACTATTGAAACTGCT